CGAGAACAGGGAAACACCGTCGCCGCCGACGTTGGCATTGAATACGGTTCCGGTATTGAAGAGATTGGCGCCGTAGATTTCTTCCGTCTGCTGAAAGGACGCCATCAGGCCATCATTGGAGGGGCCGAATTCAGCCTTGTATAAGTTATCGTCAATCGCCTTTCTGGTAATGGCATAACCAAGGCCGATTTCATTGTGCTCTTGGTTATAGACATATCGCTCGCCAGCCGCATTGTCGAAGGCGGTAACACCACCTTCCTGCTTAAGCTGGGCGAGACCCAGATAGCGCATCGAAGCCCGACGCTCCAGCGCCATCTTGCTTTCCGTAGTCTTGAAAAGCTTGGGCCATTGGCGCTCGATCTGCTCATACTTGCCAGATATACCCCACAAACCCGGGAGTAACAGGTCGCGGATTTGGGCGAGTGCGACGGGCATAGGTTAACTCCTATTAAACGCCAGTTAGCTGAAGTCGATCAAAGTTATTGGGAGCGACGATCACAATCTGACCGGCAGTCGTGTTATCCGTCCCGTTGGACCCCGGAGGCGCCCAATTGGAGTAGAAGTCCACGAAACGGAACGGAAGGGTGTTGGTGGTAACTGTAGAGGTAGAAGCCAGAACAATACCGGAGACACCAGTGGTGAGATTTCCAGCGGTGGCTGAAGTAGAAAAGTAGCCAACATTCAGACCGACCTGACTGGAATTAAGTACGGAACAGGAAACCTGTACCGTATAAAGCATCTCTGGATCGGTACAAATCCACGCCTGCACGTCGGCAGTGCCGGACGAAGTCGCCACGCTGCCCGGGAAATACGGTGACCAGACCTTGCGGTTGACGGTATTGTTGTAATATTCGCAGCCGAAGAAGATGCCGCGTACCTGTGACAGACCTGAGCTAACGCCGGTCACATAGGGAGCAAAACCGGCAGCGCCGGTTGCCGGGCCTGACGAAAGCGTAATAACGGGATCACCGGTAAAGATAACGCTGGTGTCCGAAGACATGATTGTCAGCGTTTCAAAGCCAGCAGTCGGCGCTCCGCCGTCCATGCGGCGCCACTGACGAAAACCATAAGGTGCGATTGTATTGGCCATGTGATAGCTCCTTTCACCCTTGGAAGGGTTGTTTAGGGGCCATCACAGCGCGTGACGGAGGGAATAAGGCCAGCGCGGCCTTAATTGGGGTATTTTTATGTCTAAACTATGTAAAAGTCAATTTTAGCCTTATTTTTCAGGAACGTCGAAGCGTTCATAACTCTTGGAGACCTTCCTTGCCTGTCTGGCAGATGGGTGCTGGGTGTCGAATGCCATACCTTGTACATCGCCGCCGCGCAGTTGCTGCTCCTTGGCCTGCACCTGACTGCGAGCCTTGGCGTACTCCCGTGCTTCAACCCGCTGGCATTCCTCTTCCGATTTCTCCATCAGGATCAGCCCATCGTACTCGATCTCGCCTTCATATCCCTTGGGAGTGAACATGCCGGGGTGACGGGAAGCCGGGACCGGAGTCCAGCCTGTCATCTGGAAGCGTCCGTATCTGCGGGTTTGTGGCTGTCCCAAGACCGACAGGGTCTTCCAGTTGTAACGCATGCCGTCCGGGATAATCTCCGGAGGGATATAAAGCATGTTGTTTTCATCTTCGATGTTTTGCTGAAGAACAGTCTTTTCCGGCTCAACCCGTACCGGGGGAGCCTTTTCCTTGTTTTTACTTCCGGGTGGCCTGCCTCTGGGCATGATTGCCTCCTATTATTTTATTGGTAACCGCCATTGGCCTTAATATCGTTAAGTTTCTGCAGGCCTCTGGCGTAATCGATCTCGGAAATACCGGAAAGTCTGGCGACTTCCCTCTGTTCCGGAGTCAGCGTGATCTTGGTAGTGGTCGGCCTTCCGGAGGCTGGACTGGTTGCTTGCCGTGACGGAGGGGCCGACACGATCTGGGAGCTTTCGTCTTCCATGTCTTCCTCTCCTTCTTCCTGTGGCGGTTTCTTGTATCCCATCCTCATTTCCAGATGATCGAAATACTTTTGCGTTCCCGGCTGCATGTTCAAATCCACGGCTTCGGCATGGGCGCCCTGCAGACGAAGGTTCTTGTTGGTATTGGTTACTGTTTCAGGGTGACTCTTCAGCCAATCTCTCTGGCTTGGCAGCAAGTTTGGCATCTGGTCAATAAATTGCTCAGGTGTCTGCGGTTGTGAAGGCTGTTGCTGCTGGGGCCGCTCCCTTGCAGCCTTGGCCTGTGCCGCTTCGCGAGTTCTTTGAGCCTCCAGCGAAGCCTTGCCATCCTCAAGCTGCGCAAGGCGGCTTTCAGCCCTAGCAAGCTTGCGGCTCGCTTCCGCCATCGCCTTGGGATCGTTGGCTTCGCTCGCGCGAGCGATAATCTCCTGAGCACCTTCGGCTTCTCCCTCGGCAGCCGAAATGGCATTCAATATAGCCTGATACTCCGCATCCTGCGCCTGATAGTAGGAATTGTGAAACCGTTCCTCGCTTTCCCGGGCGTAGCGCTGGGCTTCCTGTATCTGCTGGTTCATCTGGGCAACCTGAAGGTCTGAGGCTTTACGCATCTCCTCCAGTTGCTTGCGCAGCGAGACTTTCTCGTCGTCCTCGGCTGGAGCCTGCTTCTTGACAGGCCTTTCCTGCTTTTCCCTGACTTCAGGAGAGGCCGCCTCCGGTGTCTCTATTTCGACAGTACCTTCCGGCTCCAAGGCAATGGTTACCGGCTGATCCTGCGGGACCTTGGCAATCTCTTCCTTGGTTCTAAGCGGACGAATGCGGGGCATGACACGCTCCTAATAAATATCACTGGGTTCTTTGGTACGTATCCGGATCGTCCGATCCGTCAGGACGCGGCAGGCAGTGTCTCTGATAGTCAGCGGCCAGCCATCACCAATGCGATAAACCACCCAATCTCCTACTTCCACGTTCTGGCCAAGGAAATTTTCTAAGTCTGTATCAAGAAAAGCCGCTGGTCCTTTCTTGAGAACTAATCCGACTTTTCCCTGATATTCATCCTCTTTTACATTAACATCAGGTCTTAGGATACCTCCCTTGGTAATATTGGGCCTGACATAGGTGCCTACCAATATCTGGTTATGGAATATCTCGATATGCGAGAGATCACCGATACAATCCAGAATGGCCTGCTTGGGGTCTTGGCTCTCGCTGATGATCTTGGTGTTCTTGGCGGCGACAAGATTCATTTATTTATTTCCTCTCTGATGGCGTCACAGGAATCCTCTATATCCCGTAAAGCCCTCAGATAGCCAAGATTATATTTATAATCGGCGAAATTATCGACGCCATTGCCGGTCAATGTCTCGACCCGGCTAGACCATAATTCCCGAATTGTTTTCAGCAGAAGCTTCTCAAACAGCGTTTCCATCAGCGCCTGCTGGTATGGGCCTTCTCAAGCCTACCCTCGCCAGTTTCACCACCACCATGGATATTGTGGCCAGCCATCGGCAGTTTCTCGGGGATCGTGCTGACGCCGCCGCCACGGGCATATTTCTTCAGTGCGCTTCCCTTGACCATACCCTTGACGATCTTTCTGTCTTCCTTGGCATCGCTATGGCGGCCACCGCGCTTGAATTCGACAGGCGGAGGAGTTGTCGGACCTTTCGGGACCTTGATACGTTTCTTGCTGCCCTTGATTTCCTCAAACGGGCTGGGCGGCAATGGCGTTACCGGTCCCTGCTCATCATCGTCGGCTGCACCACCAGCCTGATACTTGGTCCTGCCACCGTGCTTCTGCATCGGAGGCGGTACCGGCCCTTGCGGCGGCATCGGCGGAGCCGCCCCGGCTCCCGGAGGCGGCGCAGCCGCAGCATCCGGAGGCGCCGCTGCCATAAGAGCGGCCATATCCGGTTTGGTCTTTGACCTGTGCTTGCCGAACCTACCGCCACGCTTCATGCCGGAAGCGCCGGATTTATGCCTGTGCTGCATGCTGGCAGAGCTTTCCCGGATACCACCGGCCATGTTCTCGCCAACGGAATTCATTTTGGAAATGTCGAGATTGCCGGTCCTGCCCATGGACTTCATCTTCTCGCGACCGGTACGTCGGGCATCCTTGGCGTGCGGGTGCATCCTAGTGGTCCTTCAAGGTTTCAGGGTGAGGCATATCGGCAGGCTTGACCTTGTCTCTTTCCTTGTTGGCACAGGATATTCGTTCGGCCTTGGTTTCCGGGTGTTCGCCCTGCACACCAAGCATATGATGCTTGGCGCTGCGGTATTGTTTGATTTCTTTTTCCAGAGGATGGGCCATTTCTTATCCTATCTCCAATTCTAAGGGGAGGCAAAAGTCATTGTCATTTCTTCGACTTGGCGGCTGGTTTCGGCTTGGGTTTCGATTTTGCTACCTTGATCTGGGCATCGGCGCCAATCTTGGCGATCTTTTCCTTGCTCTTGAGTTCGGCCTTCTTGTGCTCCAGTTCCTTGTCCTTGTGACCCAATTCCTTGGTCTTGTGCTTCATCTCCGCCTTGTCTTGGGCCTGATCATGCTTCATCTCCAGCCGGTCCATTTCCTGTTTATGTTCCAGCTCGGCATGGTGCTTGTGTTGTTCTAGCTGCATATCCTGATCGTGTTCTTCCCGGGCTATCTGCATATCGTGCTCATGACGCTCTCGGTCTCGCATCATCTCATGCCGTTGCTTCATATGCTCGTGCTGCATATCCATGACCATGCCGCCAGCCTTGAAGGCCTGCTCGGTCATCTTGTCCTCGGCATCCATCTGCCGTTCGTGCTCGGACTGCTGCCGGTCCAGATGGTGCTGCAACAGCATCTTGACGGTATCGCCCACGGCATCGTTGTGGACTTCCTGTCCATGGATGATCTGCTCGTTCTGGATACGCAGCCGCTCCAGCGCGATCTTGTATTGTTCCTGCTTCTCCTTGGACATGCGGTCCTGCTGCTTGTCCTGAGACTGCATCATCTGCAGTTCCCGCTTTAACTGTAGTTCCAGTAGCTGCATCTGCGCCTGCTGCTGGGTGGATTGCGCCTTGGCTTGGGCTGCAATCAAGCTCGGATTGGGCGGCGGAGGTGTCGGGGTCTGCTTGAACAGGCCTTCCGGATCGATGCCTGCAATCCGCATGATCCTTGTATCGACCGCTATCGGGTCATACAGATCGGGTGCTGCGCTCTGCAAGGTCTTGATTACCACCGCCTTGGCAATCCGGTGCATGCTGGTGGGATTGTTGGGGTCCGCAACCGGAATCAGATTGGCATTCTTTAATGCCGCAATGAACTGACCTTTCTGCCAAGGAATGGTCGGATGGGCATTGTGCCGCCAGAAAGCCTCCGGGTCTTCCCTAAAGCGCTCCTTCAGAAGCTTGAATTCCTTGGCCTGCGCCGATGTCAGCCGCTTGTGGACGGCATCCATCATCTTGGTTGCCTGCTCGATCAGGGCCAGCGTCGTGCCTACCGGGGCTTCCTGATTGCCCTCGCCGACGTTCATTTCCGCCGTACCGCCGACGCGCGACCCTAATTGCTCGATATTCTGGGTTAGCTGCATGAAAGCGGACCCCGGCTCCTTGTAGGGCAGGGGCATCACGGCATCGGATATCTTCAGGCTTCCTGTATCGAGCGGGATACCGCCGCCGGGCGGAATGCGGAATTGATTGGTTAGCTGACGGCCAAACTGCTTGGCATAAACAAAGCCGGGGAAAGAGGAAAACATCCCGGCATCCAACTGAATCCGCCAAGCCGCTGTCAGCGCAGTCGTCGTGTTGCCCAAGATATGAATAAGTCCAATGCCATAGAAACCAAGAGCGCGAACAAAAGCAAAGTCCACAAAGTATTGCTTGGCAATGCACATCTCGTCGTCTTGGCGCCAGTTGCGGCGCACCGAGAGGATTTTGTGACTGTCTTTGTGTAAAGTGACGACCCAAGGAAGCTCCAGCCCGGTATGCTTGCCGTTCTTCTTGTGTTCGAATCCGGCGATATCCAGTTCGCAGTAGCATTCGTAGATTTCGTAATCGACATCTTCCGGCCTTTGTAGATAGGTCGTGGGCGTGATGCCCTGCAGCTCCATTTTCTTTTCCTTGACGGGGTCCGGCGATTGCCGGATCGGCTGCGTCAATTCCACGTCAAGATAGGCGCCGATCATCTGCATCCGCTTCAGCCAAGACGGCTTCATGTGAATGCGGTGGGTAACCCGCGTGCAGCTTTCCAGATCGGTCTCGGCATTGGAGACGATCAGGTCTTCGGCGTCGATGCTCTCGGAGACAGGCCTTTGCCGGATCGGGCAATTATAGACTTTCTTGATACCCTGACCGCCGCACCCTACCCAGAACAGCATCCGGTCAGTATCCGGGTAATATTCGGTAGCAATGGCCGTAAGGTAGTGGTTGAAGTCAGTCTCTAGGGCTTCCGCAAGCTCGTCGGAACCTTGCGTCATGCCTCCGGGAAGCACCGGATTGGGTGGCGGCATCATGCCGGTAGGTGGAGGTGGCGCGGCTCCGGGCGCCGTCCCGGGCGCCGCGCCGGGTGGACCACCGGGGCCGGGAGGCATGCCGGGAGGCCCACCAACTGGAGGGGGCGGCATTGGAGGGGGTCCTGCACCCGCAGGAGGTACGCTGGGCAATGGAGGTGTTCCCCCCGCAGGTGCAGGTGCCATTCCACCCATGGGTGGGGGATTGGGGGGTCCTCCCATAGGTGGTGGCATTGGAGGTGGCGGAGGTGGCGGAGGCGGCGGAGGAACCTTCGGCGCAACCGGAGCGTCGTTACGCACCTTCACCGGGCCAGCAGCAGGCAACAGTTCGCCTCTGGCATTTGCCTGAAATCTTAAAGTAGCTTCCAGCAGTAGCGGGTGCTGGACCCTTGAAACACCTTCGCTGGTAGCCTCCCCCTGTGGCTGGTTGAGTTTCAGCCCTAGTAATTGGATACCTCTGGCCCTTGTATCCAGCCAATCCTTGCGGGACAGATCGTCGGCTTGAATGCCATCCAATAGTTCGGCGGCTATTCTGGATAGTTCGCCTTCGTCGATTTCGTCGGCAATATTGCCAAACCAAGGTGTTTTACCGTTCTTGGGCTTTGATCTTGGTGCAAAGTCGAATGTGGCCGATCCATCCGGATTTTCCGTCTTCGCCACACCATTGATCAGGCTGTTGATCGGGTTTCCATTGGGTAAATTCACCGTCGAAGGCGTCGAAAACGGGTTCGGCGTGACCGGATTGGGCAGGGGGATAGTCCCTGTATTGATCTGACGGACCATTTAAGCCCCTAACAAGGGTATAACGCTTCAAGCCTTGGCTTATAACGCATTTCTTCCTCCATGTCGTATTCGTTCTCGACCCGCAACAGCGCCAGACCGTTATCACGGAGGTATCTGAGCGCCTGAGTAGTCGAATCAACATAGTCGTCGTGCGCTCCCTTGGGAAATTTGGCGCATTGATCGATCACTTCCTGACACCAAGCCCGGGAAGTTGGCGCATAGATCATTCCATCGGTAAAAAGATGCAGGATGCTATGGGCGCGGGCCACTTTATCGCCTTGTTTTGTCGGGTTTATCAGTTCAATACCGAACTTGCCGTTAAAGCCGATGATACGACGTATTTCCTGCGCTACCGACAGTCCCGTAGCCTTGGCTTCGATCAGAAGCCGGTCGGCTGGCCATCTCGGATGGTCGAATAGCTGCCCGGCAGCGTTCTTGACCCGCAAATCCTGCGTACAGTAATCCACGGTACGCTCAACCAGTCTGCTGATTTCCAGCCGGTCCTGCCATGCGTGCATCAGCATGATCTTGGGATTATTGTTAGCATCGCGAAACAGGCCCCAGAGTGTCATCGCCGAGGCGTCGTTCTCTTGCTTTTCTGTATAGGCTGTGTCGATTGATGCCAGAATATACTCAAAGTCTGGGAATTTGGGATCGTCCCAGTCCTGCCAGTAATCCCGCCGGATGATGCTGCCGCCCCGGATTTCCGGGGTCTGCTGGTACTGACCGGCCCAAGCATAAGGTCCCTTGGCTTTCTTCAGTTCATCAATCTGCTTGGGGCCGAACCTGATCGGCCAAGCCAGCTCACCGTCCTCGGTCCTTGGGTCTTGCCAGAAAACTCCAGTGATTGCCTGCTTGTCGTCTTCGTCCGACATATCGAAGGTCTTAATTTTGCCTTCAACATCGTATCCATTGACGAATGGGTGGGGCACATATTCCATAGGGATACAAAGATGGGTGTAGCCAAGATCACGATCCAAGGCGGTACCGGATACGTCCTCTTCGTGCAACCGCTGCTGGATCACGACAATGACGCTGTCCTCCGGGTGGTTGAGGCGATCCGGGACCACTTCCGTAAACCACATATTGGTGGTGTAGCGTACCGCTTCGCTCTCCATCATCATGGTATTATTCGGGTCATCTATCACAAATCTATCGCCACGTTCTCCTACACCGATACCGCCAGTCGAGGTCGCAAGTTTCCAACCGGTCTGATCATTGGCGAACTTGACCTTGGTAAACTGCTCATTGGAAATCCGGAACCGATTACCCCAAAGGCGCTGATACCGCTCACTCATGACGACATTGCGGCATTTCATATTGTCGCGCTCAGTGAGATGGTTTGAGTAGGCCGCCGACACATACCGGTACCAAGGCCGGTTCTGCGGACCCCATTCCCATGCAGGCCACATCACGTTGACAAGCGTGCTTTTTGAGAAGCCGGGCGGCACATTGATAAGCAGCCGCCTGATCTGGCCCCGGGTCACGGCGGTCAAGTGATCAGCAATGGCTGAAAGCGGCCATCCTTTGACGAAAGGGATTGCCGGTTCCACCACCGGCCACATATAATCCACGAAATCTATTAGATTACCTTCATAGGCCTTGGCTTCCAGCTTTTCCTTCAATCTGGCAGTCGCCGTCATCAGGCGGTTTATCTTCTCGGAGCGAAGCAGAGGTTCGGTCATGGAAAAGCCCAGTTTGATCGATAAAAGATATAACGACGTGGTCTGTAAATACAGAGGCAAGCTGGCTGAGATGAACAAGAACGAATTACTGCAATTTCGTCAGGAAATCGAGGCTATCATCCAAGAGCGCCGAGCTTTAGGTGAATACGACGCCAACGCCAAGCACATGAACTGGCTGCTGGACCAGTTGGCCAAGATCGTGGATCACAGCATCTCGCAATACCCCCGGGTCCAAAAGAAGCGCCAATGACCCCGAACATCAAGACGTTGCGGCTAACGCTGCTGCCACCATTCATTCACGAAGGTATGGATGTCAGGCATTACCTGAGATGGCTGGAAAACAAGGAAGTAATGCAATATTCCGAAAACCGCCATCATACCCATACCCGCGAGACCCAGTACGAATACCTCTGTTCATTTGATCAGGAAAACGATCACCTCTGGGATATCATCCTTGCTGGCAATCCCATAGGGTCGATCAGCGCCCATCTCGATATCCCGAACCGCACCGCCAATATCGGCGTCATGATCGGCAATGACAATTGCTGGCATCAGGGCTTTGGCTTAGAGGCTTGGAACGCGGCCTGCAAATGGCTGTTCTCGCAGGATACCCGCAAGATCGAGGGTGGATGCATGGCCTGCAACCAAGGCATGATCAGGATATTCGAAAAGGCCAAGTTCGATCTTGAGGCCACCATTCCCGGACATTTCCTTCTCAAGGGCAAACCAGTCGATAAGGTGTTATATGGCAAGACCCAAAAAGCAAAAGTCATCCATCTCACCGCAGGAGCCAATCACAGTTCGAGAGTTCTGGGATCAACAGGCGACGCTGCATAAAGGCTCCGATCTCGCCACCAATCCGGATCAGCATTATCGCAATCTGGAAATCGAACATATCCTGAGAGCCATTGGCGCCCTTGAACCCAAGGCCATACTGGACGTTGGCTGCGGCAACGGATTTACCACCGAGCGGATCAGCGAACAGCATCCCGACGCCGTCATTACCGGCATCGATTTCTCGCAGGACATGATCAATGAAGCCAATCGTCATCATTCTGGGAATAATATCGATTATCGCGTTGGCGATGTTCTTTCCCTATCTCGCACTCCGGGGCTGCATGTCGGAGAGTTTGACGTGGTGCTTTCTACAAGGTGTCTGATCAATCTCGCCAACTGGGAGGAAATGAAGGTCGGCATTCTGGAAATGCGCAAGATGCTCAAGCCGGGAGGCCATCTCGTGCTTGTCGAGAATGTGCAGGACGGACTGGATAACCTCAATCATATGCGCCAAAGCATCGGCCTGCCGCCGATCAAGACCAGATGGCACAATGTCTATATTCCGCAGGACAAGTTGACCAAGTTTCTGAACGAGATAAAGGGTCAGTTGCTAGATACCGAATATGTCGAAAACATAGGGAATATGTACTACATCGCCTCTCGCGTGATTTACGCCAAGTTATGTCAGGATCAGGGGATAGAACCGGATTATAACAACAAGATAAACGAGATCGCCTCAAAATTGCCAACAATGGGCGCCTATTATGCCTGCTCACCCAATTTCATGTTCGTCTTGCATAGAGTAGAGAGCGGATCGGAATGGTCAAGCAGGAGACTATCTTCTTAAATGGGTAAGGGCATGGCCGAGGAAAAGTTGAGGTTTGCTATTCTGGGATATGGCTCGATAGGACAGCGCCATTATAAAAACCTCCATGAAATGGGATATCGAGTCAGTTATTACGATCCATTGTCTCCCGGCATCTATACCAGAGAAGAGATTATAGACTGGGCGGATGCCGTCTTGGTCTGTACGCCAACCGGTAATCATCTTCAGGACATGATTGACGTTATCGATCATGGCAAGCACTGTTTCATAGAAAAGCCAATCGCTTATGACAGGCCTGATCTGGTTGATTGCTTTATACAGAAAGCACGCTTCCGGTGGCT